TCATTATAGGCCGCTGTGTAATCAGTGCCTTTTACGGTGTCCGCTTCGCCGCTGACCTGCGTCGATAACTGCAAGGTTTCCAGTAAGACAGCGTCATCAATTTTAGCGCTGCCGTCCGTCAATTTAATTTCTACACTCGTTTTTTTCTTGGTATGCTTCTTCGTACTCAGGCAATTCACCAGGACGATCGGCGCCATATTATACAGTGCAAAGTGCGTATAGATGGCTTCGCAGAGCGTATATTTCTTCCAATCATCTGAATACCCCAGGGCGGCTACAGCATCTTTATAGGTATAGCAGAGTACCGGTGTATTTTCCTGCGCCCGGTCCGATGCCAGGTGCACCGGCGCAGTGCCAAAAGCTACAATCAACCCCGCATCCGTTTCGGTCATAGGGATAAGTCCCGTCGCTTGCTCGGATGTAAAAATACCATGTTTATAAGTCATGCTTTTCTCCTCTCTTTACTGCTTGGTAAGCCATGTAGATGGCCGTGCCTTTTCTTTGCTTCTCTTTTTCCGCTTCCCCGGCTTTGTCTACGCGGACAAACAGCTGCTCAATGCCAGGGTATTTTTCTTGAAGCTCCTGGACGCGTCGAAACGGCTTGCCGTCTCTGTAGACGCGCCCGCTTTTCAATCCATCCTGGATCCGGTTGGGCCCAATGTAGATATAAGATTTGATGCGTGTTTCCATTAATACTCCATTTCTTCCACAGGCTGGGCAATCGTGTAGACCAGTGTTCCGTAGCCGTACCAAAATGGATACGGCTGCCCTTCGATGGTCTCCCATTTGGTAGGCAGGCGCAGACGGAACCGGTTCGCGATGGTCCGCTTCTTCAGCACAGATTGCCGGATGCGTTCCATGATATTCAGTGTATCCTGCCAGGCCCTCTTGTCTTCTCCATAGCAGCCAATAGTAAGTCCTACGGTCGCGTAGGATTCCGGCATTTCTTTGCTTTCGCCATCTTCCACTTTTTGCAGGCTGACGACAACCAAGGGGTAATACGTATCGCTGAGAAAATCTTCTTCAGAGATATGCTGCTCATATACCGTTACCGGTTTGTCTGCCTGTCCTTCGGCCTGTAGCTTATAGTCTTTGACAGCACTGCGGATGCATTTCGCCAATTCTTCAATCAGTAATACAGGTATCATTTTCTAAACCCCATAAGGAAGGCGTTGATTTCATGGTCCAAATTCTCTGCCATTCTCTCCTGGGCCTTCCTTTCGATGAATTCGGCAACCGTCGGCGCCCCCAGCATTTGCGGTGTCGACGGCCCGGAAATCTTTTCAATCGGCAGGCTAGCATTGGAAGAGCCGTGGCCAGCCCGCTGGAATACGCCTACGTGACCTGACTTCATACGGGCTACGAACGCATGGGCAATCGTTCCGCCCTGGCCTTTTACGACCTCAGCATACGTGTATACGCCTGTCGGCGGGCGATGTTTGGGCGGGTTCCCCGGATTGTGTCTGAAGTAAGCCAAATCATTTACGGGGCCCTTGGATACTAATGAGGCTATCATCCCCCGGTACGTTACTTTCATGGTCCGCGTCGCGTAGGATGGCTTGATAGTATAACGTTCTTTGACCTTCTGCACGGCATCTTTTTTGGCACCGCGGATGGACTTTCGGATGGAGGTCTGTAAAGCCTTTTCTGCGGCCCCTGGCATGCTTTCCAGTAGGGTTTCTGCCTTTTGTAAGGAATCGCTTACGTCAATTTCAAGCATTATGTCATCCCCATTCTATACGCACCGAGCTCGATGGTATACATGCCCATGTCGTCGACGCACGATATGACTTTGTAAAGCTTCCCATCGAACTTGAAGTTTTCGCCCTGCTTTGGTTCTCGCGGCAGGGAATCTTTCTTGACGGCCAGGCAGGTAAATTCTCCATGCAGGCCGCTATAGTTGCGGCTGGACAGCGTGGACCGTTTCCGTGTCGCATCGTCAGATACGACACAGAGGCATTTCGTCCCGTTCAAATCGTGCCAGTCGGCAAACTCTTCTTCATTCAGGATCACTTGGTCAATATCTGCCGCCACCATATCTTTAAACATCAGCCAATTTTCACCAATACTGTCGTGGCAGCATCGGCTTTGTCGGCAATGCAGAGGCCTGCCGGAACTCCGCCTTCTGCCGTCTTATTGATTACGTTGTCCGATTTGGACCAGTACACGGCATCGCCTGTCGTAATGGCCAATCCAGTCGCAGCCGGTAATTCATATACGCCGACCAGGCTGACAGCCCCTGTCTTGTCCGCTTCAATGGCTTCGGCGGCGACGCCAATGCAAGCGGCGAAGGGAACGACTTCCAAGTACCCGATGTTGCTTTTAGGCGTGTAATCAATCGTCTGTCCTTTTTGAATGTATTTTGCAGTTGCCATTTATTCATCCTTTCCGCTCGATTTGAGCAAGCCACGGAAATCAATCAGATTAACCCCGAAATCGAGGTATACGCGCCATTTGATGCCCAGGGTATCAAACTGTACAGCGCTTTCTACGGTCGGCGTTTCTTTGCCATTCAGATACGTTACTTCGATGCTTGGAAGGATGCCAGGTGCTGCAGCCAAATACCATCCAGCCGCATCGGTTAATTCTGGATCAGAAACGACGGTCAATCTGTTGGCAAAGGGGTTTGGTGTGGCATTGGACTTGGTCGGGTCAACGGCAGAGCTGACCAGCTGAGCCGCTGCAACTTCCAATTCCGGCGGCACAATCAAGTAGGCCGGTTGCACATTCAAGGCTTCTTCGCCTTTCAGGTTGGTCTGTCGTGCCATCAAGGCCTTGGCGGCGCCCAGGGAAGTGACCGAAATGCCGCCTTTCGTTAAGTTGTTATGTTCTTTGTCAAAGAGTGCCGCGCCTTCAATCCAGGGATTCTGCTTAAGCAGTGCATATACGCGCTTATTGATGCCTCGTTTCGCCGCCGCACCGTACTTGCTGGGAATCTGCGATAATGCCCCAAGATCGTCGTCGATGATGGCTTTACGGGTAATCGAGAAAGAGCGGCCGTACGTGCCAACTACTGTCACAACGGAGCCTTCCGACACTTCGGCATTCTTAAATTCGCCATTTTCCGTCATCGGTTCAAGCGTATCTGCTTCCGACAGGCGATAGCGCGTTGCCTGTTTAAAATCCGAGTTCGACCCCGTGCTTGTCCAGTGCTGGAACGTCGTCGGCGCCGTGGCATAGGCCTGGGCAAGCGATTTATTGGCTACATTCGACAAGATTCCCGGAAAAGCGCCGGTCCCTGTCAGGGCTTCTCTGACTAACATCTCATCGTCCCATTTTCGGGTATCTACACCCTTTTCCCGTTCAAGGCATTCTGCTGCCAGGCGGAGCATCCGCTTCCCTCGGAAGGCTTCGGCCCCGTCGGCCGGCTTAGTAACGGCCACGCCAGCGCGAAGAGCCAGGCCGTCCGTTGCGGCGGCGCGGAACTTTTCGCTTTCGTCGGCGGTTACCGATACTTCTGAAGGTTTTCGCTGTGCTGCCAGTTCCGTCAGGATGGCGGCTCTTGCATCATCCACGCTGGTTCCCTGGGAAATGTATTCGTCAGGGCTCAAATTAAAACTGCGGCACATGGACACAATTTCATTGACACGGGCCCGTTCATCGTTCATTGCTATTTCTCTTACATTCTGCTCATTCTGCTTATCTTTTTCTCTCACGTCGTTTTCTCCTTCTTCGAGTTGCCGGTTTACACCGACCGTCGGGTCTGCCGGCAGCGATACAATAGAAATTTCGTAGGGAGTCCAGCGCTTGGCGATGTCACAGGGGCCTGTAAATCGTCCATCTGAGCTCGTAGCGCCTTCGCTGACCGATTCCCATACACTTACATCATAGCCCACGGAAACTCCTTTTAGCGTCCCGCTGAGCACTTTTTGATAAATCATATCCGACAATTCATCCTCGTCGAACTGCACGGTAGCCACGCCGCGGCGCTTGGCCGTGTCGATGGATACGTCGATGATTTTGCCAATCGGGGCGTCTGGCCGGTGCTGCCACAACAATACCCCGATGTCCTGCAACCGGCTCAAGTCGGCTGCGCCTTCTTCATGGCTGAGGATTTCCGGGCCGAACCATCTTTGATACGGTTCTTCGCTGGAAAAGGATAACTGTACTTGACGGTTATCTTCTTCGCCCTCAGCCCTCAATAAAATCATGTTGCCGTTAAGATTCCGGCTCAGATTCTTCTTGTTCTTCTGGTTCATTTTTTCCATCCTCTCCTTGGTTATTGTCTTTGTGATTGCTTTCGGCGGCCTGGACCGATTCTGGCGTATGCACAGACAGCGTCAGCCCCAGAGATTCGGCAGTTTGCTTTTCCAGTGCCATCTGTTCCAACTGTTCCCGCCAATCATATCCGCGTTCTGCACACCACTGCGCCAGCGTCTTGCCTCCATTCTGTATGGCTTTAATGTCGGCATCGACTTCCTTTTCAGGGTCAATCCACGACCACCCAGGAGCGACCCATTCGGCCTTGGTGTACAGTGTGCGATGCTGCCAATAGTCCGGTATCTGTAACGCGCCCGACAGGACAGCCGCATCCATGAACTCTTCGTAAACGACCTGGCAAAAATGCGAGGCCATGAAGAGCTGCATAGGTTCGAAGGTCTTCCGATCTTCCAGAGCCCCTTGCCTGGCCGAGCTGAAGGACGCTTTCTGGAAGTCCCGCGACATCATTTCGTAAGACAGTCCAAGTCCTGACCCTGCCAGCCGTTCTTGGACGGCGACAAAGTCTTTGGCGGACGTAATAGAACGTGATGGGTTTGCCGTCTCTATCTTCTCGCCAGGGCTCAGATATTGGATCATCCCAGGGCTGACTCGTTTCAATTTCTTCCCGTCTTTGTCCAGCTTGCTTCCGCGCCCGACATTAGCACCCCCGAACTCGCTGGTAATGAATACCGAAAAACAGGCTGCGATTTTAGCGGCCACCGTTTCGGCGTCCAGGTAGTCGGCCGTATCTTTGATGCGCTTAATGATGGGTGTCAAGTCGGACATCCCCCGTATCTGATCCGGCTGGTTCTTGGTCCACAGATGGATAATCTGCGCGGCCGGCACGCGGTCCGGCTCGTACTCAATATACCCGTCCGGGCTTTTGCGCCGGATCCAATACGCTACCGGTTTTAGATAATCGTCCAGCTCGATGCCACTTCGGATGACCCGGTTCGTCTTGGGGGTATACAATAAATACGGGTCCAGCATGTCCGATTTGATGATTTGGAGTTTGAAGGGTACGGCTGCGTTCTTATCGGTTATTTTTTTGACCAGGATTTCTCCATCTACAATTTTCCGCCTCAGCAGCATACGCTGCATTTCGTAAAACGTCTGGTTCCCGGTAATATCGCAGTTTTCCGGCCGGCACCACTGGTCCCATAGGCGTTCAATTTCCTTATTCAGTGCTTCCAGCGGTGTCCTGGCCTGGGGTTTGATTCCGACGCCAACGACGTTGCGTACAATCCCGCCAACAGCTGCATTGGCGATGTCGCTGTTGTTTTCCAGATACCGGGCGCGGGCTTTGATAATATCCCGCTGTGTCCTATCGGTATTTTCTGTGTCGGCGTTGATGGGCGTCCAGTCATCGTTGAAGCGGTTGATTTCACCGGCCTCATAGCGGCTCAGTAGTTCCCTGTAAGCCGCCCGTTCGCAGGCCCACTTAGGTGATAAAATCTGGATAACATTGTCAATTAGGTTCATCGTCTTTCGGTATTCGCATACAAAATGTTGTCGCCATCCTGGGCCGCAATGGCGGCTTTCAGCTGCTTTTCGCGGCTGTACAGCGTGGCCAGGTCCGCCTTGGTAATACTGCGGTTGTTGATTTCATACTTCTGCGCCCCTGTTTCAATCGCGGCAATCGCTGTCTGTACGCGCTCCAGCTGGATTTCCAGTGTATCCAATACCTTTCACCTCCTTTCTAAAACCAGTTTTTCCCGGCATCTCCGAGCCAGTCATTTTTTTCCGGCTCGCTCATTTCTTCTGTGTCGGGTTCCATTAAATAGCGGACGCCAAGTATTTCTGCAGCCAGGGCACTGTTGGTCTCTGTATCCAGCAAGTGGTTTTGCGCATGACTGGATATGGGTTCCCATCTCAGCGTTATCCGCCCCTTTTTGTCTTTATATTCGACCTTCTGCTCGGCGCAAATCTGGTCTGCATAATAAGGCTCTACATCCTTGCAGACATTCCAGCTGCCGGCGGCTCCGGCAGCTACGCCCAGGCGCCCGGCGATGAAGTCTTTCATCTGATTGGTGTCGAAGTTATAAAGCCGCAGCCCAAAGCCAACGGCCTTATCCAGTACGGTAACGCTGTATCTGGCCCGCAGCGGCGTAGACGCCCCTTTAGTCGGAATGGCTACGTCCATGTGCTGAGCGCAGAACGAATAAACCTCGTCTGTGTTGTAGCCGGAGTCGATGCAGGCCAGATTGATATTGCGTACCTCGCCATTTATATCGGCATAGTCCCGGTTGATGACGGTTTCCACGTCGCCCCAGGTCTCGACGCGGCCATAATCGACGAGCCAGCTCGTCAGATGTGGCCCCCAGGCACGGACAGAATACCAGAAGTGGTCCAACTGCACGTCAATACCGCACGTCAATAGCTGGGCTTCTGCCGGCATCGTTCCCCGCAGGTAATTTAGCTTCTTCTCCAGGACAATGTCAGATTGCATCCGATTGGCCTTGTTTTCCCACGGTTCGGCCAGCCACGAGTTAATGAAGTTCATCAGCCGTTCCGGCTCATCTTTTGCACTCAGGAATTTATAAGCCATGTCGCCAAAGGTCAGCCACGGGCTGTAGAAGGAACTCAAGTGATATGCCACGGAGTGCACTCGTTTCGGCGGCTTGTTGATGGTTTTCCACCTGCCATGCCGCAGCATGTCCATTTTCTGCCGGTCATCAATGATATTTCCGCAAGAAATGCAGTGATATTCCGCCGCATCCCTGGCGTCATACGCATTAGATCCTTCCGGCCATTTCAGCTGCTTCATAGTAAGCACTTGATAGGCCCCGCAGTGAGGACATGGTACATAATACTCATATCGGGCGTCGGCCTGCTCCCATCCCTTCCAGATATTCCCGGTTTTAAGCGTCGGTGACGATACTTTGACGATCTTTTTATTGTAGAACGTCTTGGTTCGCTCTTCTGCCAGCTCCAAAGGGCCGGCTTCCTGGCCAGACCACTTCGGGAACTTGTCAATTTCATCGAAGAATACATACTGTACAGGCCGGGATGCCAGCCCACTCGGACTGTTGGCCCCGACCAGAGCAATATACATGCCCTGAAACTGCAGCTCCAATTTCTGACTGTGCTCGGCATCAAATTTCTCGGCCAAGGGCTTAGACAGTGCAATCATAGGCTTGATACGGTTCTGGCTCGTGAATTCGGCCAGCTTATCCGTCGGATATACGATCAGCATAGGCCCCGGCGCCTGGTCGATGGCATAGCCCATCATATTCTGTTCGGCTGCAGTCTTCCCCAGCTGGGTCCCGGCGACAAAGGTAATGTCATGGATGCCCGGTTTGGTGAAAGCGTCCATGATGGCCTGCAAGTAAGGTGTCCGCGATGTATGCCAGCGTCCAGGTGCTGCGCTGTCTTTAGCGGACAAGATGCGATACCGG